TCAAACATAGAAACTATGGCCGCCGTGGTCAAACATATGAGTACGGTTTTGCCCTGCCCATGAAGTCTCACGTAAATGTACGCCGTTAAACCATAACGCGCCCTGCGAATAGTCCACACCTGTAAGGGCAAGTCTTACAGCTTCTATTGTGATTTCGTTTGGCGTGGCTGTTCCAAAGTCCGGGCGGCTTGCCGGGGTAAATTGCCATGCTACAGAACCATCGGCATTAGAGCGATTTTGTTTAATAACCTCTATAATCTCGTCAGGAAATTGCGGATTATTCACACGGTTAAGCACAACATTAGCAATCAAAATTTGCCCCTGTAAGTCCTCGCCCCTTGCTTCGTGGTCTACAATCTGTTGTAAATAGTGTAATTCCTCGGCTGTGGTTAATAAACCCTCTCGGCGGTCTACTGTAACCATGTCAGCATCGCCATTCCAGCCCACATCATAGCCTAATGCTTCTAACAACTGCCTTGCTCTTGCGAAAGTTACGCCTTTATTTATGTAACCCTCTATTTCGGTTTCTACGCCACGCAAGCAAAATTTAACTGTACCGGGGGCTTTCGGTTGTAGGTTGTTAGGGAGGGAGGGTGTATTGTGGTTATGTTCGCCTTGCGGCATTTGTGGTAATTCTTGGTTGTGACTTGATATTGTTACGGTGTTATTGTAGGCCGTGTATTCTTTTTCAATCTCCAAATACTTAAATATACCTTTTGCTATGCTCTCGGCCATGATATCCCGCTTAAACTGCAAAATATTAATATCTGGGACTGTCTGCGGCGCATCTATAAAAGCTAACTCCACCAAAATAGCGGGCATTCTACTCCACCGTAAAACACCTAAAGAGCCGTGACGGGTTGTGCTGTCCAGCTTAACTCCCCTGTTACGCAATCCCATAGCGGCGGCGTATGTGTCGTTGACTGTAGCGGCAAAGATGCGGTCATCAGGCTTTGAAGCGGCTATAAATGTTTCTGCCCCTGTACCGCCGCCCGCATTGACATGTACGCTGATAAAATGATCAGCCCCCCATTTGTTGGCTTGCTGCCAGCGGCTATCTATGTCCAGGCTTTCAGTTGAGCCTAAAGGGGAGGGGCGGGAAAGCATTACAGCTAACCCAGCCGCTTGTAAGATAATAGCTAATTTATTGCATACATCAAAGTTTACATCTGCTTCATGCAAGCCAACGGAATTGTTAACCGCACCGGGGTCACGCCCGCCGTGTCCGGCGTCTAAAAATATTTTTTTACTCATGCTTTCCATCCTTTCCCTTGTAACTCTTCTTTTCGCCGCACTTTGCACAAATATTATCAGTAGCAAAGTAATAGGCTACAATAGTAAACATTAAATACATAAACTCATTGCTTATTTCCCTGCCTGTAATTGTCTGAAAGCTGAAAATAACAATAAAAATTATTGTTATGATTGTTTTTACAGTTAAAAGGCTAAAGATGCCTATAAAATACTGTTGTGTAAGCTTCATTTGCTATCGCCCTTTTCTTTGTTTTTTTCTTTTTCATGCAACTGCACCAAAACATCTTTCAACTTTTGCGGCACAGGCAAACCAACAGCGGCGGCATTTTCAAGCATAGAAATACCCTCATTAGCAATATAGAAGCAAATTACTATAGAGCGCAAGACTTCAACACCGCCCAAAAGGTAGTTATCTGTTAAATTAGCAACGCCAACAATAACAAAAATCATAACCTTTCTAATTAAGCCCTTATAGCCCCTTTTACTTGATAGGTTTCTATCTAAAAAGCCCCTTAAAACGCCTGTGAGATAGTCCACCGCCGTAAATGTGATTAACAGATAAAGCAAGCTATCCCATCCTCCAAAAAACCACGATAAAAAACCGCCAATGGCGGCAATGCTAACCCTCAATATAACTCCTATTCCTCCCATGTCGCAGCCCCCTAACTACCTTCTTTTATGCCGTTTTCTTCTACGCGCTCCCAAAACCTAGTAGCTTGGCTTGGCGGTATACGGCTGTTTCTGGCCTGTGGGCTTACCAGCGGCGGGTCAATGCAACGATAAACTTCACCGCTAATACTACAACGCCGCAAACATCCCACTATATGCGGCGTATTTTCCTCCCATACCGGAAATATAGCGGCATTATCAACTATTGTAGCAATCGGCAGCTGTCCGTTTTCGGCAGCGGTAATAAAAAGAGCGGCGGCGGCTTTTATAGCAGCCTGTTCCCGCTCTCTGTTTATCCTATGCTCTCGTAAGTTTGTAGTTCTGCGTCTAATCATTCAAAATTACCCCCTATACTTCCAATGTAACCTAATCCCGTAGCATTGTTGCGGTCTGCCAAAACATGAACGGCCACGCCCCACATTTCGGCGGTTAGGGTTTCATTTGTGAAATTATGAATTGTACCCGCTAGTACGCTGTCGGTGCAATCTTCCCATGTAGGGCTTGCGTCAAAGCCATTGTTTGCAATAAACACTTGGAATATTGCCCCTGTGGGTATTTGACTGTCCACTGTAACTATTGCCCGTGTTGGCCGTATGTTGGCAGGGTGGGGGTCATTTTTCATAATATCGGCTTGTGTTTCTTGACGGCTAAATGTCCATGTTCTGGTATCGCTTGCGCCCCACTCGTCCACAGCATGAATAATAAGTGTATGCGGGTTTTCGGTTTCGGTGGCGTTAGGCAGTCTTAAAAATTGCTCATGGCTGACACTTACCGCTTGCGCCGCTCCGCTTGCGGCTGTGTATTTACGCAACAAATTACCGTTAAGGTACTCCCGAACGGTAATAATCGCTCCTGTATCCGGGTCGGTGACGGTGTAGTTATAGGTAAACGCTCCTGTTTTTTCACCTAAGTAGCCATCCGATCCATCTATACCGGGTGGTGTGTTGGTTATAACATTAATTGTTTCTGATATATTGAATGAACTATCCAGTCCTAATACATTACTGGCCTTAACCCTATACTGCACTGTATTAACGCCCAACGCCACACTATCCGAAAATGTTCGGCCTATGCCCGTGAATATGGCAGAAAATGCTCCGCCGTCTATGCTGCGTTCCAAAGTGTAAGTTATAGCTAAGTTTTGCGGGTCTGTACTTGCTTCCCATGCAATGGTTGGATTAGTCCCGGCCAGAATTGGATTGGAGATGCTTAGATCAGGTGGAGATGCCGGGGATAGTTGCCACAATATCACATGTGCGCCGTCTGTGTCGGGGGTGTCTGATACTAAGGTTGATGATTGGATGTTGCATAGGGGGCGTATGCCAATAGTGGCAATAGGGCCAGAGGAAAACATATTGCCACTACCAAGAATAATACGAACATTAGTAGAATCGTTAGATTGCGGTGTTCTTAACCACCAATTTACACTACTCCATATCGGAGGTTGAGGCCATTCGCTTTGATTTATAGATTGTTGAGTTTGGAAAGATATTCGGCTATCATTATCTGAAAATATAGGTAGTCTTGATCCCTCTGCTACTACACCTTCGTTTGCCAGTCCCACTTCCGTCCCTGACGCAAGAAAAAATAGATCGCTTACGGCTTCTGAACCGCCGCCATCTATTACCGTGTTTCTTGCCACTGTTAAAGTTGTATGCAGTAAGGAGTTCATGAAATGATGGGAAAAGCCCGCCAAGAAACCACGTTCATTTTCGTAAGCATTACCGTTAATTAAATTTGCGGGGCTTGGAGGAGCATCACGATTATTGGTATTGGCTACACCGTCAGTTAGGTTTTGGGCAGTCCACCACGGCGGGTTTTGTGCCGTATTTAGCCATTGTCTCAAATTACTTGTGCGATAACGTCCATTGCCATTTCCTGATCTATGTCCATTTGCATTGCCGGGTTCTGCGGCATCAAACGGCTTTATACTTATAACCCTATCAGTAATAAGCGTAACACTATTGGCCGGATATCCGGGATGGTTAGTTGCCGCCTTGCGGAATATAACAGGCACACCGTTATATGTTGATGAAGGGTCTTTAAGTAAAGCATTGTTTGGTAGGCTTCCTGCGGTTATTGGCATTTATATCACTCCTTTTATTTATATTTGTATAGAATTATCACTCCATACCGAATCAAAACTCAATCCTTCGATAAACAGGATTATGTATGCCTTTTTCAATAATAACACCCTCAAGATTTCCGAAAGTAATTAAAAACGGATTGGTATGTATCTGGTTAAATATTGCATCTTCTAATTGTAAAATGCGGGCTTCATGATCGACTAATTTGCCTGTTGCTTCTTGGGCAAGGGCCAGAGCATCAGCGGCTGTTTGGGACATTATATTCCAAAGTGTTTTTTGTTCTGATGTTAAAAAGATATCTTCTTTTTGTGTAAAGGCCACAAGCTCGGTTACTATCTGATTGAGATTGTTTATATAGTCTGCTGTTACGTGTATGTCGGTGTTGAGTATGTGGCCGAAGATAGCGGCATAGTGTTCTGTAAGTATGTTTAGGAGATTGCGGTTATTTTCCGGGTCTTTTACGCCTTGCAGTACAGTTGTGGGTAAGACGCTGTTAAAGTTGCCATTAGGGCCGTAAATGCGTAATTCTGCTAATTTAGCCCCGTCAAATGCTTCTATTGTATGGGTTGCAAGAGATAATCCCGCCGTCCCGTCCGGTTCTTCTGGATTGGGCGGCGTAAATGGTAAAAATCCTTCTATGTCATGCATAACCCTGTAATGTGTTTTTATCCCTGCGGCTGGTTCGTCTGCATCCGAAAGTTCTACGCCCCCGCTTGCGGCCATTCCCTCTAGGGTTTTTATGTTTTCCACAAAAGTATTATGATGTTGTGCGCCAAAGTTAGCCGCTATAAGTACCCCTTCACCGCTTGGGTCTGCTTCCCATGATCTGGCCGCGCTTTCAAAACCTCGCTCAACGGTTAATGTATTGCCGCTAATAGATAAAAGGCGCACCGTTTCACAGTCTGAACGATTGCCCCCTATCATAAGCAATATAGGAAATATGCCATCATCCGGCGTTACTGCTCCTATATCAACAACGCCAAATTGTGTTTCGATTGCAGATATGCCGCCTATAATGTTTGTTTCCGGGCTGTTCAGCTTTGCCCTGTACATTTGTTTAAGCATCAAAAAATCCCTCCACCTCTTGAATTAGTAGTAAAACGCAAAAATAACCACGCTGCTATACGTGTCATTTGATCGGGTACGATTTCAAGCCTATGCCAATTACCCCTAGCAATGCGCCCGCCGCTTCCAGTCCTTAAAAATGGTCTAGCGTCTATATGGTCTAGGTTTTGGTCTGGCGGTAATAGAACGGTGTTGTTATCTACCCTAATGCTGATTGATTGCGCTGTTGTGCCTTGAAATATTCCAAACTCTATTTCGTGCGTATGGTCTGGAATGGTTACATTATGGCTATGTGCTTCAATCGTTACCGCGTGGCTATGGTTGGGTACGGTAACGCTATGGCTGTGATTAGGTATGGTAACGCTATGCTCATGAGCCGGAATAGTGACTGTGTGACTATGAGACGGAATAGTTACGCTATGGCTATGGCCGTTAACTTGCAAAAAGTGACTATGATTCTGCACCATATGAATATGCGGCGGTTCTCCTCCTGTATTAGTTGATAGTATAGTATGTCCGGGCAATGCTTGAATTGTTGTTACGCTCACACTTTCGCTGGCTGTTGTAGTTGTAGGTGTCTGCTGGGCTTCTTGTGAAGTTGTAGGTGTCTGTTGCTGTTGCTGTGTTGTTGTTTGAGTAGTAGCCCCGCCGTCTGTGGTTGATTGTGTTGTACCGCCGCCACTAGAGCTTGTGGCCGTTGTACCGCCGCCCGATGTGGTTGATTGTGTTGTACCGCCGCCGCCCCTAACTGCCCTTGAATAAGCTCTAAACCTCAAAATCTGTATGCGTAAAATAACCTCGTTTACATTTACCATATCTTGCGGTATATAAAACTCAAAAAAGGCGGGGTTTTGTGGGTCTGCGTTGTCAAGGAAAGGGACCATTGAATGGGTTTCAAAGCCCTGCGCGTAAGTGTCGTTAATCCTTGCCCGCTCTTGCAATGCCGCTATACTGCCCGCTACGTTTCTATTTTGGTTTTCAATAGTTACAGAAATACCAGCCTTTGTAACATCTGGCTTGCTTATTTCCACTATGCGAGTATCTACGTTAATGCCGTCTTGCTTGTCAATAACCCTAACTATGCGCCCCTCTTGGAATTTATCAAAGTCTTGCATAGTTTTCTTAAAAAGGTCTATAGAATTGACTGTATAGCAAATCCACGGCATTTTTAAGCGGTCTAGCATTGCTTGCGCCGTGCTTTTCATATTCTCGGCATCCTCAAAGCGGCGATCTGTCCAAATGGTTTCTTTAACTCCCCATATGCTCACTGTGTCGGCTTCTAAGAAATTGCGCCCGCCGTTTACGCTTTCTATGGTTAGCTGGTTTATCCCCTCGCCGTAACCCAAAGGGATTAGGCGGGTTACAAGGTTGGTAGCGTCTATTTGCCGCTCTATGCCCTGCATATTCTTTCCGTGCCTTATTTCACAAGAAAGCTCGGCATCTGCCCGCACCAAATTTATAACCCACGGATATACAGAGGTGTCATAAGTAAAATGCCATTCGTCTGTAAATGGCTTTGGGATTGAAAACAAAGCCGCTAAAAGGTTGTCGCTTTCCCACTTATATAAAAATTGGTGGTTAAATTCGCACCGCCCCAAAGTCCAATTTGTAACACTCTGGAAGCTCAAAACATACTCCATTACTTCACGAGTAAAAACCCCTATATTTCCTATTTGATGATACATAAATAAAACATTGTCTAAAAGTGTTGTAATGACGTGTTCACACTCATAGACGATATAGCCCCGCCCCTGCTCCCTTGTAAGCGTGTTGCCTACAATGCGGAATAGCTCAATACGCCGCCGCTCATCGTATATTTCAATATAGTTGAAGGACTTGCAAAGCTCATTTTTCGGATCGTCTGCGGGTAGTGTAAAATTTGCTGTCCAAAGTCCGTTATAAACTTGCTTGTAGCCTACGCTTCTAGCCATTTCAAGTATGCCCTCTAGCTCCATTTGCTGGTTGTATACTCTTGGCATATTAACAGTTGACAATATCGCACCCCCTCTATAACCATGCGTCTTTCCAAAGTATTCTAATTTCTACCTTGTCATTAGGGCTAGAGCTTATATATTCGATCTCGTTTTCTGCGGGGTTAAAGTTGAAAAACTCACTTTCACGGCTCAAATATCGCATAACATTAACGCCGTTTAGCGTTATGGTCTTGCGGTCGGTGTCTATTATCAACTCATCCCCCACATTAAGCGTTAAGTTTGGTAGCTCTATATACTCCAGTCTAAAGGTGTTAAACTCTTGGCTTGTGGTTTCCAGCATTATAAGAGCCGCACCGTCTAAGGCGTGAATTAAATTCATACACCCCAAAGCCTGTAAAATAATTTCAGCCGCCCCTCGAAAACTGCGGGCGGCGTTCATGTAGCCATCGGCTGTTAGTGCTATATCCACTTCACCACTGAAAGTGCTGGAAGTATTCAAAGCCCCGCTTGCTGTGGTTAATTCAATTTCTGCACTACCCATAAAAGAGCGGGCGGCGGTTAATTTCCCCGCCGCCGTTACACCTATGCTTGCGTTACTGCGTATGTGTGCGCTTGCGTTAAACTTGCCGCGGTTAAAGCCCATGCGGTTAAATTTCGCTTGCCTTGTGGGGTCTGATACTTCACCTAAAATGCGTGTTCTGCTTAATTGCCCGCCCGCTCTAAGGCTTATTATTGCACCGTTAAAGCTACTGCCCATAGCAATAATGGCAATGTTTGCTGAACCGCGAAAGACGCTAACGGTGTTCATTTTCCCCACCGCCGTAAGCTCCATGCTGGCCGCTCCTGTAAAAAATGTGCTTGAATTAGTAGGGCGGTTAAATCGCCCACGGTTAAAGGCTAACATATTGCCGCCCCCTTTGTGTTAATCTACCGCAATAGTAATAGCATTGGCGTTAAATTTTGCTTCATCGCCTTGTTCTATTAACTTTGGCGTTGGTACAGGGGCATAAGTTAAGAGATTACCGCCTGTGGCCGCACTCCTAACGCCCCAATGTGAAATAGTACCCCAATTTGCTGTAGCGGTCGGAAAAGTAATTTGCGTGTTATTTGCAATCTGCCCACGCCCGCCCACTTGTTGCGGCTCTGAAAATGTGATGGTTTGCCGCAAATAACCGCCGCCCGCTATTTCCGTGCCTATGTCATCGTCTGTAGGGTCGGAAATGTACAAAGCTAAAAATAGCGTTGCTGGGGCTGGTTGGCTAACACTTCTGAAAAAGTGGTTTAATATTGCGTGTTCTAAATGAGTGCTTGCTTGCATTTTTGCATCGCTCCTTTATCTGTTTAATGCTCTACGCCTAATAATAATGTCGCTTGTGCTGATATTGCCCGTATTTGTGATAATGATAATAGCGGGCGTTGGTACTGTACCATGACTGTAAATGTCCATGATATGCCCGCTACTAACCCCGCCGTGGACGCTTTGCAGAAAATGAATACTTTTAGCAAAGGGCTGACATTCAAATGTTACGCTTGCCCGCTTTGTCCGTACAATCTGATCCGTGTCCACGGCTGTATACACTTTAGCGTCATAGGCTTTGTCTGGCTCATCATCAAACCATAGCAAGCCCTCACCGCTTAACCAATGCGCCAATTTACGGGCTAAAATATGTAAATCACGCACATTTTTGTCAATGAAAACAAAATCCACGTCAATATAGCGTTTGCCGTAAGTTTCGCCCCCAAAGCTAACAGTACCATGCCGCCCCGTAATTTCGTACTCATTGCGGCGCAATTCTGGCAATAGCGGTCTATGGGCATCCTCCATTGACATCCAAAAATCACGGCTATGCTGTGTGTTAAAGAAAAACCCCGTCACACTAAACGCACCCCCTTAATTTTGCCGCTTTTATCCACATCTTTACCCAGCTTGCGTAAAATCGCATTTGCTAGTTTGTCTATGTCGCTGTCCTCACGCACATACACATCCCCGAAAGTAAAATGTATAGGGCTTGCGGGGGCTTCCCCGCCTGTTGGTGTGGCGGCTACGACTTGCGGGCTAGTTGTTTGCTGTATATTGCTTTCAAGGACTGGTAGAGCCTTTTGCATAGAGCGTATAACACTATCAGCATCCGCTAAAATCTCGGACGGGTCGATCGTCAAGCTGTCTATGACTTTATCGGTTATGCGTTTGCAATAGGCGGCAAGCTCTCCCATTTTGCTGTTAAGGCCGCTCGCTATACCGTCCATAAGTCGCTGGCCAATTGTCCGTGTTTTTCTGGACGGTGAAGAAATGGCCGCCGCTGATCTCATTGCTGAAAGGGCGTTGTGAATAATGCTACTTGCGGCTGACGAAACAACGCCGCCATTACTTAATATTCCATTGGCTACACCTTGCGTTATATTTCTCCCCATTTCTTCAAACTGCGGCATATTGTTTTGTAAAGAGTTTATAAACTCTTGGCTTGCCCTCTTGCCCGCTTCACCCCATTTCGGTATATAATTTTCTAAAGTGTTTTGTAAATTTCTTTGGCTGGTTTCAACCAGATTTTCAATGTCTTTATTTTGCCGCCGTTGTCTTTCTTTTTGCTGGTTATGCCCTCGGTCTATGGCTTGATTTTTTTGATTAATATAATTATCAAGCTGTTTTTGCCGTTCGTCAAAACTGTCTTGCTCAATCTGCCGCAAGGACTGCAAAAATTCTAATTGCGTCCTCTCTGTTTCTTGGGCTTGATTTACTGCGGCTCTGTGTTGCTCTCCCGCTTCATTGCGTCTTTCGCTGTAGTTTTGGCGTATTTCTACCATTTGTTCACGCAAGGCGGTCTGTTCTTCTCTGCGTTGGCGGGCTATGGCATCTCTTTGTTGTCTTGCCATTTCATCATTAAAACGCTCTGTAGCCCTTTGCCTGTCCTCGTTAGTTTCGGCGGCATCTATTGCGGCTTGTAAATCAGCTAACCGCCTTTGTTCTTGTTGTTCCCGCAAGGCTCTGTTTTCCGCTTCCGTTTGTGCGTCAATAGCATCAATGCGATCCTGTAAGGCTCTTAGGGCTTCGCTCTCTTGATAATCAAGGCTTTTAATTAAGGCTCGGTGTTGTTTGTCATATTCTGCTATAATATCTCTTGTGCTGTCTTGTACCGCTCTTATGTGTTTATCAATAATATCAAGTCTAGCCCTTATTTGCCTTTGTAGGCTATCTTCAATTATTATTTCTTCATCTTGTTTAGCCCTTTTCACCATTTCCGAAAGCTCATTATGATGCCCCGCTAAAGCTTGCGTTATATCCATGCTGAAATTAAGCATATTTTGCACTCTATCAGCGTTATACCGCCGTTCAATGTCCAATATCTCCAAAGCGGCATCTTTTTCAAGAATTTTTTGCTTTATATGCTTTCTTTCGGCTTCATCAAGTACAGCTTTATTGTGCTTAATTTCTAGGTCTTTGCGTTGTTTATGCTTTATCTCGGCTTTAGTGATTATAGCGTTAAAGTTTTCAAGCTCGGCCTGTAGAATATCGCTCCCGCTTGCGGCTACAATATCTTCAAGCTTAACAAACATTTCAGCGTAATCATGACGTAAATTTTCACCAACATTTTTAAGCCCATAGCTAAAACCTTCATCAAGCCCGCTTGTGAAAGAATATGATAATTCTTTGCTAACCCGCTGTACATCTTTAAGGCGTTTTTGCGTTTGGTTAATTATGCCTTGTACCATAAAATCAGCAATACGCATTGTGGCACGGCTAGGACTACTTATTTGCGCCGCCGTCCGCATTGATGAAAGAGCATTGTTAATAATGTTTTGAGAAGCATTAGCGACAATCCCGCCGCCGTTTTGAATACCACGGGCCACACCATTAGCTATTTCTTGACCTATACTATTGAAGTTAGCCGCCTGTACTGCGCTATCAGCCGTGCGGCGTATGTCCTCGACTTGGCGGCGCAAAGCGTTGTTAATGTCTTGCGCTCTGGTTATGGTGTCGGCCACATTGTTAATAAATGCCGTTGCAAGAGTGCGGGCTATTTGCTCTACTTGCGGCTGTATGTCATTTGTGCCACGTATTAAGCCCTCGCCCGCATTAACGCCTATTTTCTGCATTTCACGGCTGGGGCTTTGCATATCAAAAGCCCCCGTTATTGCATCTAAATAAGTGTTGGCGGTATCTTTCCCCGCTTGGTCTACGTCACCTTGCATACTGTTAATGCCGCCAACGTAACCCGCTACTGTGTTTTCGCCCAGCCCGTCAAAGCCTATACTAGCTATGGTGCTATCCATAGAGCCGAAAGCATTATTGATAGTACCCACTAGGGCATCTTCCATACTGGAACTGTTTAGGATCGTAAGTGCTACATGGTCTATAAGCTCCTCGGCTGATTGTGCTACGCCCTCTGGGTCAAAAGCCCTTTTCGTGGCTTCCATAGCCGCATCCGTTGCACTTTGGAAAATTTCGCTTAATTCCGTTAGTTCCTCGTCACAGGCTGCTACAAGCTCCCGCACAGTGGCCGCACCCTCTACGCCGCCACGGCGTAATTGTTCTAGTAACCCTTCATCCACTCCACGCTCGGCAAGAATAGCCATGTTTTTACTCCATTCCTCCATCGCTTGCGTGTTATGGCGTAAATTTCCAATCATTTCTTGGACGGATGTAGCGGCTCTTTCTGAAACTTGACTGAAAGCGTTAGTAGCAATACTTTTATAGCTTTCAAAAGCACGGCTAATTCTGTCCAAGGCGTCACTTTGCGCCTTTCCCCAATCTTCTAATGAAAATTTTTGCTCTTGCATAGCGTCCGTTGTTTCATCAATGGCCGCCGCCGCATCCTCTTGGGCTTGCTTAATGTCTTGCAAGGCTTGGGCGTGTACGTCTATGCTCTCGGTTAGAGCGTCTTGCATACCTCCATTAGCTTCTAGGGTTTCAGTTAGCAGGGCTAGGGCTTCCATTTCATCAGCTATAGCGTCTGCTAATAGGTTTCTTTCCCGCCTGTTGCGGTTAGAGCCGTCATTTTGCTTTTCTTGAAGTGCTAAAAGGCGGTTAGCGGCTTCGTATTTTTCCTGTTCAAGGTCAATAGCTTCCCTATTTAATCTTGATAATTCGGCTATTTGTGCGTTTCGTGCTTCTTGCATATCGGCGGCGGCTAAATATTGCTCCATAGCACCCGCCGTCATATTTAACGCCCCTGTTTGTTCATCAAAGGCAAGGTTAAGGCCGTCTACACTATCGTTAAGCTCGTCAATAATAGCGTTCATTCTATCCATTTCGCCCGCTGTAAGCTCACTTTTTGACGCTAAATATTCCAGTGTTTCAGCTTGCCTACGTAAATGCTCGGCGTTGTTTTGCATACTGCGGCTGTTTTCTTCAAATGCCGCCGCACTTTCAGCCGCCGCCGCCGTTATTTCTCTTTGCCGCTCTAGCCATTCTGCACTATCCTCGGCCATTTGTTTATATTCTTCACCCGCTCGGCCTATCCATAAGACAAGGGCTATAATGCCCGCCGTGAGAGCCGCCACACCCGCTATAATGGCCCCTATGGGGTTGGCAAGCATAGCCGCCGTTAGCTTGATAAATCCAGCCGTTACCGCTGTCAAGCCCACTTTAACTATACCCATGCCCGCCGCTTTAGCTTTCATGCCGTTGGCAAAGGCTGTCATTTTAAGGCTTGCGGCTTTAGTAACTGTGGTATATTTCGTAATACCTAACGAAGCAAGCGCAAAAGCTTTAGTTTTTAACTTTAACTTGCCTGTGTTTGCATTAACGGCTGTACCATACGCCGCTAAAGCCTTTGCATCACCAGCTAATCTTGCCGACAAGGCCGCTTTTGCGCCGCCCGCCGCTCCTATAGCCTTGCTCATGTTGCCAAAAGTTGTTATGATGCCTCCTGCTGTTTTAGTGAGTTTACCGCCCACTACTAAAACAGGGCCAACGGCGGCGGCTAATGCCGCCATTCTTATAATATTTCTTTGTGTACCCTCGTCAAGGCTGTTAAACCTTGCTAAAAGGTCGCTAACGCCGCCCATTAGCTGGTTGGCAATAGGTAGCAGATTATCAGCTATTTGCAATTTCATTTCTTCAAATCTTGCCCGTGCTAGTGCTGTAGTACCCGCTAGGCCGTCTTGCTGTATGGCAGCCATTTCAAAGGCTCGGCCTGTACCTTCTGTAGCGCCTGCTATTTCGTAAAGCTCTGGTATAAGCTCCCGCAATGCGTCACGCTGGTTAAATAGCTCGTCTGCAAACTGTGTACCCATGTCCGTGCCTAACTCTAAAAGTAGGTTATGACGCAAAAGGGCATCGCCGTTTTCTTCTACAGCGTCTGCAAGCTCGAAAAGTACATCTAAGGCATTGCGGTTAGCGTCTGTAATGTCAAAAGTGGCTACTCCTAACTCGTCAAAAATAGCTTTTAGATCATCACTAGGACTAATTAAATCCCTAATAACGGTATTCATGCCGCTATAGGCTTGCGCCCCTCTAATGCCCGCTTGGTATAGGTTGCCAAATACTGCGGTCGCTTCTGTACCGCTTATGTTAGCGGTCTGCAAGGATGCGTTTGTCCTAAATAAATAGTCTTGCAGGGTATCTAACCCTATGCCCGTTTTTTGGTTGGTGGCCGCAAACAAATTTATATATTTCTCGGCATAGCTGGCATCTTTGCCTACTTTCAAGAGGTAATTACCCAAAAAGTAAGCAACACCGCCTAAATCTTTGCCCGTTGCGCTTGCCAAAACCATTGCAGTACGCATAATTTCCGTACCGTATGCGGCATCTTGTCCGTGTACTGCAATGTTGGCATAAGCGGCGGCTACTTCCCTTGCGGTGAAGTTACCATAATCGCCAGATGCCGCCATATCCCGAAAAGAGCGGCCTAACTTGTCTACCTCGTCTGCGGCCATCCCTGTGCGGGCTTGTATAGTACCCATTGAGTTGTCAAAATCTGCACCCACTCTAAGGGCTTGCCCTGCTAATAGTGTTAATGGGGCAGTAATGCCCAAAGAAAGCCCGCGGCCTACGCTTTGCATTTTATCGCCTACGGCTTGCATACGGTTTCCGGCATTCTCTAACTTATCGCCTAATTCGTTCCACGGTTGCGCACGTATAGCCCGTTCTGTTTCTCTTAAAGCCCGCTCTAGCTTGACTTGTTCGGCTTCCGCTTCCGAAAGTGAAGCCCGCAAGCCTAAAACCTCGCTGGAATTTTCACCATAACGGTCTATAGCGTCATCTAGCACCATATTAAGGGCTTTTTGACGCTCGGCATTAAGGTTTAAGGATTCTGTAAGGTGTTGATGTTTAGCGGCTAATGTGGTTGCGTTTTGTTCATTCTTCCCAAAGGCATTAGTAACCTTGTTTAGCTCCCCTTGACTTATTTTAAGCTGGCTATTAACGTCACGTAATTTTTGTTGAAATTCAGCCGCACCATCAACGGTTAGCCGCATACCAGCCCATCTAATTGTTTGTGCCGCCATGATCTCACCTCATTACCAAACGCCGCTAGGTAAATCATCAAAATATTTTACCTTTATGGGTTTATTTTCTTTTTCGCTGTTGTTGTCTGTGTCTTTTCTTTTAGCACCGTTAGCTAATAGCCATTGCTGGGCTACTCCATAATAGAAATACAAATTACTGTTCATAAATTGGTCATAAGTCCAGCCTAGTTTTGTGGTTGCAAAATGAATATGGTAAAACCAATCAAATTCTAGGCTGGTTGCTCGTTTTTTCCTTCACCGCCGCTGTCCTCTTGGTTTGCTTGTTCTGCAATGATAGATAAAACTTTATTAGCTCTAATCAGCGCATCGGCCATAATATCTATAATGTCAAAAGTAAATGCGGTGTCTGCTATATCTTCTAGGGTTACTTCCACGCCGCCATTTTTTAATAGCACCCATAGGACAAATTGAAGCTCACGGGCGTTTAGATTTTGCGATGCTATTTTGTTGATAACTTCACTATACGCAAGCTCAAATTTTTCCTCTAGCTCGGCCATAGCGTTAAAATTAGCGTTTATAGGGTACTCCACGCCCCCTAGCTCAATCTTAATAGGCTCTAGTCTGCTTTTTTCAAATTTCATGTCTGTACCTCCCCAAAATAGTAAAATCCCGCTATGAGGGTTTAAGCTCATAGCGGGCTACATCTGCTTTATGGTGTTTCTTCACCGCCGCCGCCCTCTTGCGGCTCTGGCGGGTTTGTTGGCTCTACTGGTACTGGCGTGGGGGTCTGATCCTCACGATAAATAACTTGGTTGAAAAACTGGTCAACGGTCAAAGGCACATTGCCCGCCGCTTTTGCGGCTTTTTGGTCATAGCGTACCCGCCATATACCGCCCTCGTCACCACTACCAAACGGCATAACCTTGATGTTATAGTTTTTCTGCGGATCTGGTGGGTCGTTTGTGCGGGTCGCTTTGGTTTCTTCACCCGCCACAATTTTACATAGCGGATGCCAATAAAATACAAGCGTACCATCCCTGTTTTCGCCAAAATAGCCAAAAGCAAACTCTTTTTCAAGGTCGTTTACTCTGTTGAAAACAAAAGCGTCTTTTTGGTTAGCTCCCGAAAGCTCAATAAGCAAATCAGGGTCAAGGGCTACGGCTTGCAGGGCTATTTCTGCACCTGTTGTTTGGCTGATAAAGTCAAACATAACGCCACTTGCCCAAATTTCCTGTTCTATGAGTGTGGGCGTTATGCCCAGCTCTCTAACAACGTCTTGCCGCACTACCTTGTCTTGGTAAAGGATTGTATTACTATCCCTTTCCTCAATGATACAAAAAAAGGCCGCCCCTACTGATACCTCATAGGACGGTCTAGGGTTTACTATGTTATTTTCTGCCATAGTGTCATCCTCCTAATTAGTTTCTTTTCGATATGTTTCAATCATATTTTCAAATACCCGCCTTTCCTCTGCGGCAAAAGCTGGCTCAAAAATAGGATTGCGGATAATTCTACCCGTTGGCTGCCGTGTGCTACGCTTAACGTGTCCTCTACGGCCTTTGCGCTGGAAGTTAATAGGCCGCCATCCTTGATCGTGGAAGCGGCCATAAAATCCAGTTGACGAATTTGTTGTACTTATCGGCTCACCTATGCCGATCCGCATAGTGTTAGAGCGTTCGCTATATTGTGCGCCGATACTGGCCACTAACCGCCCTGTGCGTCTAAAGCGACTTGCTACGGCTTTTGCACGGTCTACAATAGGCTTTGCGCCCGCTTCAAGGGCTTTAATTTCCGTGCGCTTGTCTGTTATCTTTTCGCCCAGTATGGCTAATTCCTCGGCCATATCAGTAAAGCCGCTTTCAATGTTATTACTCACGGGATCGCCCCCTCTATTCGTCTGTGGGCATTTGGAAGCGTAACGACTGGTCAAGCAGGAAGTTTTCCAGCGCATCCATAGCGGCTATGGCTTTTTCATTTTTACAAAAAATACCAAAACTAACAGAGCCGATCCCTACGCTGTAGATGGTGATTTTTTCACCCTCTTTTTCACCGTCTACAATTTCTGGAGCAATATTAAAATAAAATGGTGTACACGGCGGTACATACTGCAATTTTTGGCCGCATTGACTTCTAATAACTTTGGTCATGTTCTACCTCCAAATTCCTTGTTATGGTAACGTCAAATTGGTTAATAATGTCCTTAATTTCTGGGTCGTAACCGTGAGTTATTGTAAACCCTATCTTGTGATTGCGTAACACTTGCTTTAGTTTTTCTAAAGAGGGGTCAAACGCTTTTTTAGTGAAATGCACAACGTCCACTTTTATATCTTCACGCACGGGCTGGCCGCTTAAGTATTTTTCAGAGGTTACAAGCTCTTGATAGAAGATATAGGGATATTCGTCTAGTTCGGCTTCATAATGTGACACGGTTATACCCACTTCTAATAGAATGTGGTAAAAATCAAGCAATGTCATATTGTGTTGTCACCCTCTCTAGTGCAATATCGGTAATGGCTACGCCCTTTACATCTGTAGAGTAGGTGCGTCCTACGCCGTACTGTATACCGTCCACGACAATAATGTGCTTGTTGCAAACGGTCTTGTCTTGGTGTATGCGTACCCGCTTAACAATTTCTGTCTGGGCTTGCTTTGCGGCGTAATGCTCAGCGGCGGCAAAATTTAGCTCACCAAAAAAGGCGGTTGCATAAAATTCCAGCTTTTCTATGGGTTGGCCGCTTTCGCCTTTCGTTGGTATTTTGTGGTATATGGTTAAAATGCCGTCATTCATCAACGGGATCACCCCCCGCCGCTAAATCACCCGCTAACCGCAAGGGCGTTTTTAGGCTCTCGTAGACCGTCAAATATTTTTCGCCCATATCGGCAAAGCCAAAATGCCCCTTGCAATATAGGGTTATGGCTTGCACGGTTAGCGGGTCGCTATTGTTAATTTCGATAATGCCCGCCGTCCGTAAATCAGCCTTACAAGCCGCTATTAGGGCTTCTATTTCACTGTCAAACATTTTCCCCGTAAGACGCAAAGCAAGCCTAATATGGTCTAACAAAGCCTTTTCCTCTTGCGGAATGTCGTTGTTAGGAGTTTCTTCACTTGGCATACTATCCCTCCTTATCGGTTAAATGACGAACGATTATAACCCATGTTACCACCTTTTAATACCGCCGCCCCGGCTACTTCCCCTTCTTGATTAGAAGAATGCCGTTAGGGTCTACCACTTTACCGTCTAAAATCATAATGCACTTGTTTTTAAGCTCGTTGGTGTCGTGGTCTGTCCAATGTACAGTTCGCATTTGCATATTAGTATTAATAGCATAATCATTAAGACGCATATAAATAGCCACTACTTCACTCTCTTCGGCATCTTCAAAGAACGGTAAAAGCTCATCTTCAACGGTGATAATTTGCCGTCCCGCAAGACGGTATGTTTCCCTGCCATCTATTCCAAAATTGACACGTCCTATAGGCTGACCTGTGCTGTCTACCATGCCATTAATGTAAGCGTCAAAAGTACCTTGCGCCATAATGAAAATGCCGTCCCGGTAAGACTTTTTCATTTTTGCAAAGACTTTTGATGTCCAGCCGTTCCATGATGACATTTCTGTGGCTGTCATGGCTATGCAATTGTCGGTTAGTATTCTTGGTTCGTAAATAATCCCTGACATTTTGTTTGTGCCTTTACCTCTAATAATGCCAATTTCAATAGCCTTTATCATAGCTTCGGTTGCAAGCGGCACAAAAAGCCTTTGAAACTCTGCAAGAGTTACAACGCTGACAAGCAAGGATTGCGCTATTCTACATTCAAGCGTGTAGTAATTGAAAATTACACTTGTTTTTGCTTCCAGTTTTTGAGTGTTGCTGGTTGTGGTTTCGCCTACCCATGTAGCAGTTGGCTTTAGCGTAAGAATAGGGATACTAACCCCGCCCTGCATATTAAGGCGGCGTACACCGTTAAAAATCTCTCCGTAACTCTCCATTTCCTTGATGATTTCGTTAAGAATAGTAGTAGGAATAACCGCTCCTACATCGCCTGTTGTAGTTACGGAATCGGCCCTGTATTCTACTGGCAGCGGCGTACCCCGGCAAGCAAACTCCATGAAGTGGCGGCGGTATTCTGGTGTATCAAAGCGATCCGTTGTTTCAACTCCAATGTCTGCTTGCCTGTCCATACCACCCATGCCAGCACGGGCTACAACCTTTGCGGCATCGTCACTACCTGCGGCAATGCCGCCTAATAGGTTTTGCCGCCTTTGGGCTACATCAATAAGCCCCGCCCGCTCTTGCGTTAGGGTTTCTACTTCACCCTCAAAGGCCGCTAATTCCTCGGCGGTAATGGCATCCCCACGGGCTTCAATTTCCGCATTGATTTCTTGCAAGCGGGCGTTAATTTCTTGCCCCCTGCTGAAAAATTGTAAATTCATTTTCATAGCTCTAATCCTCCTATTTTGGCTTTAAGTTTTAGCTTTCTTGCTTGAAGCCCTAGCCGCTCCTGCTGTTCTGCTAGAAAACTCCTTTCTGCAAAACTACGGGCTGAAATTATAGTAGCATCGTTAGCTGGTGTGCTAACGGCTGATACGTCATACATTTTCTTTATTTGCTCAATTACTCGCAAATAGGTTGTTTGGTCTAGCCGCTCAAATTTTTGCTTTCCAATGGTAAACGCCCATGACATACGATCTACAAGCCTTTCCGTAATGTCATTATAAATTCCCTTTGCGGCATCGCTTTTCGATAAATCCGCAAACATGAAAATGCCGCTTTCATCTACTTCCACTCCTAGAGTGCCGTTTCTGTTGCGGGCTAAAACCCTGCCTTGATGGTCGTATTGCATTATGACATCTGACAAATCCGCACTATCTAGGGCGTTTGGGGCTATTTCTTCGTAATATCTAACCCCCTCATGCTCCCAAAGCAAATAACGGGTAAATGTTGTTGCATACCCCTCTACGTAATAATTACTATCCAGCCGCTTTGTAGTTTCGGTTACAGGTGTAAATAGGGTACTCATTGCCCTATATTCCCTTTCTTTAATCAGCATCGGCATCATCTTCACCCCCTGCAATGTGCGTTAAATCTTCATCATCAATTTTATTTGCTTCCTGTTGTAACTTTTTCAATATCTCTAAATCACGCAAGCCCATTTTGTCCGCTTCTACATAGTCACGGCGCAAGATACGCACATCCCCGCCCTCAATGGGCGTATAACCCCAAATTTCCCTAGCTTCGTTTGGTACGAAAATACCACGGTCTATTAAAGATGTTGATATTTCCATCTTGGTTTTATTGCTTGCGTGTTGTAGGCGGTTAGTGGTTAGCTGTATTCTATTACAGTGGGCAAGCTCTTTTTTGCTGAACGTCATATTTGTTAGAGCTAGGGAAAGCTGTATCGCAAAAGGCTCTATTTTCCCTGCAAAATAGGCCGCCCATTCGTCCTCTGTGAATTTGTTTTGTAAAATCGCTTCGTTAGTACCAAAGTAATTAAAAACATTCTCGTTTATTAACTTCATCTGGGCGGCGTTTACCGTGTATGGTTTACTCTCTAGCGGTTTAAAGTCCGTAAATGTGGCATCGTGAATAATTAGGCCGCTTTGGTTTTTGTCCGTGAAATTTTCCTTTGCAAAGCGATCCCTTTCTTCGTGTATTTTTTCGGGCTTAATCTTATTGCTTATCGTGGCTAAAAAACGTATCACGGCTGAATTTTTTATAGCGTTTACAATGCCTTGATTTTGAGTATGTATTAGTTGCATTGTCGGCTTTAACGGTGCGTTGCTACTGCCAAAAAAATCATCCTCAAAATGAAACTGCGTTAAATGCGCTACTTTGCTGTACTCTATGGCGGTTTTATCCCCGCTTGCAAATGTAAAGCGTATGTAGGCCACGCCGTCACGATCCATAAGCTCCACATTACTAGGCAATATGGGGTAATAGCCCTCTATATTGCCGTATTCGTCCTCAATAGGCACAATGAAAGCATTGTTATTAACAGAAAATATAGTAGCAACCCTATATAGAAATTTGCTTGTGTCCATAAATGGGTTAGGCTGAAACTGCAATATGCTTTCAAGGTGTTGCTTGGCCGCCCCGTGTTTTTCGGGCTTTAACTTACTTGCGGAATTAGCAAAGGAATGTATAACCGCCCTTGTTAGCTCCATTTCATATATGCCGCCCTCAAAGGTGGTAAACACGGGCGTATATGCGGTTAGCGTCTTGAAATAGTTGTCAATCTCTTTTTGGGTTTTGTTTCCAAAAAGTTTAGAGAAAAGCCCCACGCATAAACCCCCTTTTTAATCTTCATTTACAAGATAAGTTTCTAATTCACTCCAATACTTCTGACGCACAGTAAGGGCGCACATAACAGACACAAGGCCGTCAATTTTTGCCCGTTGCTCAATTTTTACAAGCTCCACCCGCCTAGTTTCTAGGTTTCTTTTCAATGCCCCATTTAGAAAATGTGCTTTTAACAAATTGTTATCAACAATGGCAAAATCACCGTCTTTAATAATGCCCTCAAATTCATGTATCACGGGCGTTAAGTTTACACCTTGTTTGACGCTATCGGTGTGGAAGCCATGATCGTTCAAATCGTCCACAAGGTAGGATGCCATATATAGGTCATACCCCACCTTTTGAATGTACAATTTGTAATCATTTTCCAGCATTAAAAACCAGTCCAGCACATCTTTATAGTTTACTTTGTTGTTGCCGCTCCGTCTCAAAATGCCTTTTTGTATGAAAATGTCATAAGGTACACCATCCCTAATTTGTAATTCCTCTACCTTGTCTGACGGCATAAAAAACTGTGTAAAAGCGTACACTATGCCGTCTTTTTGTATTACCACGCTGGCCGCCGTTATGTCTGTTGTTTGGCTCAAATCAACGCCGCCTATGGCGTAATGTTCGCTAAAGTCTGCTAGGGTCTTGCCATTTCCTAATTTGCCCGCTTTTTCTACAGTGTCATAGTCAAGCCATGCAATGCTGGAATTTTGCTTGATGTTGCAATGTTTCATTAAAAATTCTGCTTTTTCTGAAAAAGAATTTTCTGCGGCGGCAATATCCTCTAGGAAATTTTCCTCAAAAACAGATACATTCATGTTTGGATTAGCCTTTTTCAATTCCTCTAGGCAATTCCATTTTTCTATATCATCAATCATATAAATAAACGGCAATAGACGCCGCTCTTTACTCCCACCCTCTAAAAATCTTGTGGAGCGCGTGAAAAGCTCGTCAAATATGCCGTCATTTACATCCCCTGCCGTGGTTATGCTAATCATAAGGGGTTGTTTACGTGCGCCCCTTGCTGATTTCATAACCCCGTATTGCCTTAACCCCGTGCGGGCTGGCCATTGCGCTAACTCGTCATTCACAGTTAAATGCGGGTTATATCCGTCTGCCTTTTTGTAGTTAAAAGCTATGGGCTTAATAATGGTGTTAGTTTCGGACACATAAATATCAGTACGCCGCTTGTGTGATATTTCCGCAAGCTCATCCTCTTTCTTCACCATTTCATAAAAATTTTCAGAAAAAACTATGTTTGCTTGATCAAGTTTTGGTGCAAGGCAGTAAATTTCTGCGCCGTACTCTCCATCAATGTAACCCATAACCATTATGTCCGTGCTTGCTAAAATGGTTTTTCCATTCTTTCGGCCTATGACTATGAACGCTTCACGAAAAACCCGCAAGCCGTCACTATCTACAATGCCGTATATGGCCGATTTCATAGCCTTTTGCCAAAGCTCCAATTTTAAGATGTCATTGCGCCCCTTGCTGTGGTGACACATGGTTTCTATGAAGTCAATAACCGTATTTGCCCACTTAGCATTGAAAAAATACTCTCCATCCTCTAGCCCTTTAATGAGTATGGAGTATATGGCCTTGATCCACTTACCCGCCACTATTTCCCCGCTCTGAATTTTGGCGTGGTATTCGTAAATATAGTTACGGTACATTATTCACGCTGGAAAGCGGCTAACTTTCCGTCCTTTCGTTTTTCTTGTGGGGCTAGGTCGGTAAGCTGTTTTATAATCGTGGTCAAATTGCGGGTCATGGCTATGTGGGTTTCTACTGTAGAGCTTTGTTTAATTCCGTATTGGTTAGCACCGTTTTTATATTTCTCGGTGTAGCCCTTTTTGTTAATCTCGTCTTGAAGCTCGTCTAGTGATATAGCTATAAATGCCGCCGTGTTTATGAGTGATTGCACGGTAGCAAATTTATTTTTGTCTAAATCCTTGAAAACTTTGTTAAGTCTATTTTTCTCTCGCTTAATCTTTCCAGCTTTATCCAAAATCTTTTTTGCTGGCATAAATTCCACCTCATTCCAAAAAGCCGCCGCATTTTTTAGAGATGCCACACCCCCCACGTACACCCTGCGGAATAAAATTAACCTTCGGTCTCGGTTTGTGGGGTCACGGTGCGGCTGTCGGATCGGGGGGGCGTGTCATGTTGCCCGCCGCATCAAAGGCGTATCGCTGGGCTTTCGGGTTGCCGAATGTTTCGGTGTTGTGGCAAGGTTGACAAAGTGCTTCTAGGTTGTCATGCGCTAGGGTAATGGATGGGTCGGTGATATTTTCGGGGGTTAAATAGGTCTTATGGTGGACTATTTTTGCAATTTCGCCGCACCTTTCGCATATGTAATTTTGAGTTATCAGGTAGCTTTTTCTGCAATTTCGCCATTGCTTGCTTTGATAAAACTTTTTATTCCACTCTTTCATTCTCTTGCTTTTCCTCTATTTTTTGCCCAAAAGTCAATATTTCCCGATCGGCGTTTAGGTGGTAGTCTACCAGCATACCCCCAAAGGCCGCCCCGCCGCCGCCCTGCTCCATGATTATGTCAAATGTTTCGTTTTCGCCTAATTTCTCTATAATTTCGTCATACAAAGAATTAAAAACTAAACCGCCCGCCGTGTTGGTTGCGTTAATATTTAACTTTTTGTTATTTCTCTGTATGTCTAATGTAGTATACATGGTATTATCAAGCGCAAGCTCCCCGCCGCCCTCAAATTGCATTATGACGGTGATAGGTAGCTTTTTTTCTTCCATAGCGTTCATAGTCTTAAACCTCCCCCAAGAATATAAGCCCTGCGGCTGGCCGCAAGGCTGGGTTATCTGTTTACGCAAAAATCCATAGTAGCATTGTACCATACGAAAACCGCACGAAACGCACAAGCATAAAATAATTTTAGATTTCTGCAAAAAACCTTGTTATGGCCATTCTAGCCCTGTTTTCGCTCGGATCGCCATATACCCGTTTAGATACTGCTATCCACGAAAGCCCCCGTATGTAACGGTACTCAATAATTTGCCTTATTTCTGAACGGCGCACGGTTTTAATAAATTCTTCGATTTCCGCTATTTTGTCATAGCAACGGGTTAAACGATCCTCTAGCCCCTTTTTCCGCTTTTCGTATGTCCTCATGTAGCGGTGATCCAGCCCTGTAATGGTTATTATGCGCTCTTGGTACGGCATAATATGGCTAGAGCCTTTCACCGTGTCAAAAACAAGGGCGTTTTTGTTGTTGAGTAGCCGCTCTAGGCTTTCGGCTATTTGCTTAACCTCGTTTTTTAATTGCCTGTATTCCTCTAGGTCTTTGATGGTCATAAACCGCCGCCCCTTCCTATGCCCGCTTATTCCATGCCTTTATAACGCTTTCCCTGCTTTTGAAACCGTCCATACCCGCACCGCAAGCATAAACGCCGCCTTTGCATGAAATATAATGCTGATCGCTTTTTCCGTTCCTAAAAACCGCTATAACTTGCTTTTCACCCCCGCAAAACGGGCAAGGCTTTAATTTTGGCTCTTTTTCCACTTCTTTTGGCGGCGGCTCGGCGGGCGGCTTCGTGTCTGCGGCCTTTTCCCGCTTTTCTTGTACTTTTGCGGGCGTAAGCTCCCCGCCGCCCTGTAAATCGGTTAGGGCTTCCCGCTGTTTTTCCTCGTCCAGCCGTGAAAGCTCGTAAGAGGTCGTAATATTAATGTTTTCGTCTGCCAATTCCTCTTTAAGCTCTGGAATTAGATTTTTGTTAATGCTTTCTAGCCTATGGACTTGTGAAGCTGATACTTTTAAAAGCTCGGCCACTATATCCCGTGTCTTGCCCGTCATTTTGTAGCCGCCATCCCTGTAAGCTCTCAAAACCTCGGAAAGCCGCCCCGCTTGCTGTACTAATTCATGGTCTGAAAGCCGCCTAGAGGTGGAATTTGCAAAAATTAGTTGTAATTCCGCTTGAATATCGTCTACAGACTTGACTATTTTACAAGGCACATTTGCAAAATGGGTTTTGCCCTCGGCTACAAGCTCTTGCAAAGCCCTATAACGTCTATGCCCGCTTAAAATCTCATATTTCGGTGTATTTTCCCGCTTTCGCACTACTAAATTTTGTTGTAACTCTATCAGTTCAATGCTTGCCTTTAGGTCGGCTACGTCTTTAACGCTATACATTTTGTTAAGCTCGGACGGCTCTAGCTGGTCAATGTCTATAAGCTCCACCTTGAAAGCTATAGCATCATTGCCGCCGCCCACGGCCTTTGATTGTTCATTTATAAGCTGGCCTAAAATGCTTGGTCTTTTTGGCATTGTGATCCCTCCTAAAATGGTGTCCAAAACTAGCACATTACAAAGCTAGGTATTCAGCAACCAGCCTTATATAATCTTGCGCCGCCGTGGAGTTTTTAGAGTATTCCAGTAGCGGTAAGCCGTAAAATGTCGTTTGGTCTACTTTCGTGGTTTTGCGTATGGCTGTAGAAAATAACGGGTAGTCTGTCCTACTTTCCAGCCATTCCACGCCCTGCGTGTTTACGGTGTTTTTCTCTTGCATGGTAATAAAGCAACCACGTAAACGCAAAGATGGGTTAAATTCTTGCATATCCTCTATTTGCTCTGAAAGCTGTTTAAGGCCGTCAAATGCGAATTTGTCCACCTTGATAGGCACAAGCACATCATGGCTTGCTACAAGGGCGTTAATAACACTCATGTTAATATCTGGGGCGTTGTCAATAACGCAATAGTCATAAGCTCCCGCCACGGTCTGCAAGGCTTTGTTTAGCCTTGTCTGTTGCGGGCGGCTCATGTCAAGCAAAACCTCTTTATTTGCATTTAGCAGGGTCATATTAGCCGCTATCACGTCCAGCCCGCTAAATGCTGTATTGTGTATAAGCCCTTGCGGGTCTATGCCCCGCTGGGTCATAAGCTCGGCCATGCCCTGCATATTGTCACCGTGCAAACCAAAGAATTTAGATACATTGCCTTGCTTGTCGTTGTCTATCAACAAAACCCGCTTGTTATGGATTTTAACAAGTACGTGGGCTATGTTAATTGCTGAAATAGTCTTGCCTACGCCGCCTTTTAGGTTAATAATGCTAATCGTTTTCATTGTCTGCCCCCATTTCATCAATAGTCATTTGCGCCCGCTTGACTTTTGCAAGCGTGAAGCGTTCCCCGTCAAAAATTAATTCTTGGTCTGGCTCTATGTAGCCGCCTTTGGCTTCTGCTTTCTTTTTCAGCGTTAGGGCTACTTTATGCTCAATGGATGGATGCTTGTAGCTGTAGTAGCGTTTCTTTTCTTCACCGTCCACAAGCTCTAAATATGGCTCTGATCCGCTTATAAGCTCCAAACTTATTTTTGCGCTAATATCACCACCGCTAAAATTGCCCTCGTAAACCTCGGCAAGGCAATTTATAATTGCTTTGTTGATATTCTCTAAAAATTCTGCAAAAATGGGGCTATATATGTTAATTTCTGTTTTCATGTGAATAACTCCCCTCTAGGTATTTTGTGATGACTTTTGCCGCCGCTTCCCAGCCGTGACATACTACTGCACAATAGCCATTTGCTGAAAGAACCGCAAGCCATCGCCCTTGGTTATCTGTGGGCTTATTCTTGCCCGCTTTCATTTCGATATAAAGCCCGTGATAAATGCCCTTTGGTACGGGCAAGCATACATCGGGTACGCCCGCTTTCACGCCCTCGGCCTTTAGGCGGCGGGCTGTTGTGGCGTGACGGTGGCCGCCGTTTGGTATGTGATAAAGAAATTCCAAATCTGGGTAGCGTCTTAATTGCAATGCCGCCCATTCAAATAGGGTTATTTGTTCTTCGCTTTCGCTTGGCGTTAATACTGCTTTTCTGCCCATTTCCCGCACCTCATTTTTATTAGATTGTTTCGGCGGCTGGCCGCTTGGTTGGCATCTGCCCGCTTCCTGTAAAGCTCGTTAGGGTCTTTTGTCCTAAATTTATGGAATAGGCCATCGCCCAACTCCCATATAAGCGTTAAGTAACCGCCGCTATTGTCAATAACCGTAACTGGTATGCTGTGGAAAACCTCCCAATGATCTGTTACATACCAAAAATCACGGCCTAGCATTGCATGGAATTGTAATACTCTAGTCATGCTTTCCAGCCGCCCCACAAGATAGCAGGGCATAAATTTGATAATCTCTACTAAAATCCGCATTGCTCACACCTCCGAAAATTCATTAACATTAAGGGAAATTATCAAAAGTGTAACCCCCCCCATTTCTTCTAGGGTCATTTGCCCGTTGTCGTGTTTCGGCTTCAATATTGACGGCTCTGTTTGTAATATGGTGTCTGGGGCTTCATTGCCCCAACAATCCCAGCCCGCCGCCCCTTGACGTGCAAAAAGCTCTATGCGTGGAATATCGCCCATTAACTCTATGATTTTGTCACGCACTAACGGCGGCTTTGCGCTGTGGCGCATAATAGGGTACTCTATAATCTGGCTAATGCTTTGGCTTTGCACAAATTTATAGGGCTTGCCACGTACTGCAATTAGACAAGGCTCTGTATTGCCCCGTGTCCAGCGTCCTAGCCCAAAGAAAAAGCCCCGCCCGCTTTTGTTAAGTTTCAGCCATTGAAAGCCTATTGACTTGTACCGAAAGCCCCACGCTGTTATTAACTGCATGGCTTCCTGTAGCATCGGGTATGTAGTCCAAAGGAATAAAACACAATCGGCGGCGGCAATGTCTTTTATGGGTAAAGCGCAAATATCCGCAATGCTCATAGTGCTGTAATGATTTTCAGCCGCCCCCGCCGATCCGCTATCAGAATAACGCCACGGCGGGTCGGCGTAAATTATGTTGTATTTCTTATCCGTGCTGTGAATATCAACAAAAATATGCATCACCTCCGTTTTTTGGGTGTAGGGGCTAATTTCATACGCACATACAAGTAAACCCCACTCACGTATTGACTGTATTTAGATTTAATGTCCAGAAATTCATAATTGCCCATTATGCCTTTAGGGGCTTTGCGGGCTAAGTCCTCAAAGATGCCTTTTGCGCTGTCTGGGTCACGGGCTATTTTCTCGGCCTTGCGCTTTCTTATGACATTATCCCGCTTTTCCTCTATAGGCTTGTCAAGGTTAAGACTGTAGCCGTATTTCTTGGAGTATTTGCGGCTGGGCGTGTCATTTTTTTCTTTGGTTATGTAATGTGCAAGCCCCTCCAGTCCAAAGTCATCGGGCTGCAGCCGGCGTGTCTGTGTTCTGCCCCCTTTATCCCATAATTTTTCTGAAATATCCCGATCGTGAAAATTCATAATGATATGGTGGTGTACTCGTCCTATTTCCCCATCCTCTGTTCTGCACTCCGTAACATATACATACTTGAGGTCTGGCAAGCCGTTTTTCTTTATATAAGTCTTTAGGCGGCGTATGTAGTTTTGTATGTTGCGCTGGGCTTGTTTTTCGTCTGCGGGTAGGTGGGCATCATCATAATCTAAAGTGCCCCAAATGTCATATTTAGTAAAATTAGAGTGCAAAAGGCGGGTTACATACTTTGTCCTGTTATTGTGGTTTAATTCCTTTTGTACTTCACGGCTTGGTTTTGGTGCAGCGGCTTCTATGCCTACCTTTGTTGTTTTCCAGAGTGGATATACTGTTATTTCCAGAAATTCACCACTTTTAGTAAACTTTGTCCAGTATTTTAATATGTCCTTATCTCGCAAGGCTTCTAAATGATCATCTAGGCTAATCTGGTCAATGCCAAAAAAATCCTCATAGCGTTTCATGCGGTACGGCATAGACTTCCCCTTTCGGCTGATAGTTTTATCTGGGGCAGTTGTTTGACGAGTATGCCCCTTTTTCTATATTCACATTGTCGATAAGCGACAATGTATACAAGGGCGTAAACGCCCTTGACAAAGAGAAACAATGTATGTAAGTACGAAACCATACACACATTAAAACATTCCTTTCCCTTTCCTTTTGCGGTAATGGTCAAGCAATGCCTTTTTTTCTTTGTCTGTTTCAGCTTTTAGGGCTTCGCTATAGCGCATCCTGTCATAGAGCCTATTGTATTTTTCCTCTACCTCCTGTTTCGTGTCCTCATATCTTTTCTTGATAGTGCCATCAGGAAATTCTTCAATGTCAATTTCTGATAGTAGGTTACGCAATATAAAAAATGCCTGTTGTGAAATTAGTATTCTTGCCATCTATTACCACTCCTTTTTTAGTCACCGTTGAGATGCTAATACACATTACAAGGACGGAAAGGCCCGCCAAAAGCTAATTATTTTCGTCAAAATTGCATTTTTGGCTTGCCTTTCCCGCGAAAGAGTGGTATAATGGTGTTAGTTGATTTTTACACGCATCACTTAAAAGGAAAGCAAGCCCGCCCTCGTTATTTAGCCGATAACGAGGGCTTTGCTTTGCATTTATACAGATACAGAGATTTAAGATTTAAGACGGAAAAGCCGCCGCAATGCCGGGCAACGCTTAATTTCGTCTGTCATTATTTCTATTCTCTTCTATCTCCTTTGCTATTTTTTTATCCCGCTCTTTGGCGGCTTCTATAAAATCACAGGCTAATTTTATGTCGTGAGGGCTTACACCCGCCCGCTTTAGCCGTTTTTCCATTTCACGGCGTATGTAGCCGCCCCTAGCTCTCTTAATTACTACTTCACGCCCCCCACAAATCATAATCATAGTGCCGCCCTCGCTCTCGTAATTTTCACATTGCACAAAATTAGCGGCGTTGGGTTTTCTGCTGTGAGTGTTACGGCTTCATCTGCAAGCTCCATATAATGACTAAAAGCAATTTCGCCCGCTTCTGTTTTCGTGTCGGCTTCTATTTCTATTGCGTGATTTTCAAAACCGTTTACGCCCTCTGTAGATAAAATGCAACGATATTTATACATAAGCTCCACCCTAAGTAACTTTCATGTTTGATACTGGACAAATGCACTCTACAAAATGCTCATCCATATTTAATTGATATGTTGCGTACTTCTCACACCCATAAACAAGACAAAGGGGCTTATCTTCTAATAGCTCTGCTGTTGATAATAGCCGTATTTCTGCGTCTGCGTAACGCTTCCTTACTGTTTGCTTGCAACGCTCACAAAGGTAAGAGTATCTATTATCACCAGTCGGCTTGTGACTGTGTATGAATATCTCACCCTTATATACAAAGGCCGAACACGCATTAACGGTATAGTTTGACTGTACAAAGTGCGTTGTAGGCTTCCAGTCATCGCCAACACCGTTTTGCTTTTCCTCTCCACAAGAGGGGCAATAGTTAGGGCGGTCACTGTCGCTTGTGTCCATCCAAAACGAACAACTACAATTTATACATGAATACCGTCTAAGCTCTCTACCGTGTACGCTCATTCTTCCACCCCCTTTTTAGGTCTGCCCCGCTTCTTTGGTTTCTGATTGTCGGCGTATTGCTTGAATTTATCGGCAAAAACCCTAGCAACGTCAATATTTAGTAATTCCTCGGCTACGGTAAGCCCTGTTATTTCGCTTTTGCCGCCCGCATCTGCTTCTCTTATGAAAAGAGGTACGGCGGGCAAAAATTCACCGTCCGGGCTTCTAAGTGACATTTGTCCTGTTTGTATGTATTTTTCCATAAGCTTCACCGCCTTTTTGCTGGTTGTTTTTGCCCTGCACGCTTTAACCGTTTTTCCGTGTTCTTTCTTTTAAAACCTTTTCTAATAGCCATAGCTCCCGCCCTTCCAACGCTTACTTGCATTACAAAAAGTAAAATATTCCATTGATTCAAGAATTGTCAAAGGTTCTGCAAGTACTGCCCTTGCACACCATAATGCGCCATTATGCCAAACAATAAATTTTCCCGCTGCATGGTATATCCTTTTTGCAAGAATTACCAAAGTTCCGTAATCTACATTCTTTATCACCTTATCTATTTTTATTTTCTTCATGTTTTAAGCTCCGCCTTTCAATAAGCCTTTGTATACCAATGCTCCTTGCTGTCAAGACGATAAAAATTAAATTCGTATCGTTGCCATACTTTGTTGAAAGATTGTGTAACAAAGATGTTTTCCCGCTCCGATACTATGACAATTTGTTCGCCGCCGTATGTAAGCCCAACTTGTATGATTGTAAAATCTCCTTTCATTGGCGTGTAAAGCTTCTTTATTGATGTTTGTAAAAAATGGTGCTATAATTTTCATAGCCCTATCGGGCAATGAAAGGGGTTGGCGATTTTGGGCCAATTTTTGAAATTGCCCTGTTCCCAAACAATGCCGATACGTAAGGGCATTTAATTACATAGCGGAACCTTAAACCGCTAAAGTGAAGCGTCTAGTCAAGAAGCGAGTTGTGACGAACTTGCGTTGTAATGCAAGCGGGTAAGTGGAGTAACTGCCTGCTGTTGAAAAATCAAGAGTTCGACCTTTCACTACCATGATTTTATCAACGGCGTGACAACTGCAACTAGATTTGGATATACAATTTAAGGCATTAATAACCAACGCGTCACCGTTGGTTATTTTTGTTTTTACTAGACGCTTCGCTTTAGCGGCTTAAGGCTGTGAAGCGGTTATTATGCTGGTTGTGGTTCTAAGGAAGCAAATAGTTCGTCTATTGTCATGTTCACTCCCAGAATTTTTTTAATTCTTAATGCTTCCGGAAGTGTAAAAGCCACTTTTCCGTTTAATTTGTGTGACATGGTGGATGCCGATAGCTTCATTTTTTTTGCTAGTTCCCCTTTTGTCATCCCTTTTCTCGTTAATTCCGCTTCCAAGTTTCTATACATTAATGTCACCCCTCTATTCACCAAAATTGGTTTATTAAGCTAATTATATACCAATTTTAAAGAATGTCAAGAGGAAGTTTACCAATTTTAAAAAATTTTATTGCAAAGTAAAAAAATATGTGTTATATTCATAAATGGATATGAGTACAAGGAGGTAAAATGGAGATTTACAAGGACGTAACTGAACGCTTAAAAGGATTGGTTTTAAGTAGATATAAAAGCATAAGGGATTTTTCAATATCCATTAATATGCCATATTCAACTATTGATAATATTTTCAAAAGAGGAATCGACAAGGCAAGCATAAATAATATAATTTCTATTTGCCAAGCTTTAGGCATTAGCACAGATAGGCTTGCAGAAGGTCAAATTGTACCCGCTTTGCTCGTAAGTTCTAACTATAACGATACAGAAAAAAAGCTAATTTTTAATTTTCGTTCTTTAAATGAAGCTGGACGAGAAAAAGCCTTTGTATATACAGAAGATTTAATAGCATCCGGCAGATACACAGAAATGGTGCGCGTATACCGCGCCGCCAAAAGCACAGATAACGCCAGGGGCGGTTACACAGAAATACCACTTGCAGACCTTGAAGCATTAAAGGCTGCAAAGCATGTAGAAGAAATTTAAAAACCATTTAAGGGCCATTTAAGAACTAAAAACTAATAAAAACCAAAGAAAGAAGGAAGCAATAAACCTTTAGAATAAAATTCACCCTTTAAGCAAAACCTGCTTTAGGGTGATAATAATTGATATATGGTATTTATAAGAATGTACGGAATGCGGCTTGGCAATGCCTTATTGACTACGGCATAAGCTCCCTGCCTGTTGACTTGCTTAAAATAGCAAATTCCGCAGGTATTAAAATAATTAAAAATTCAGAAGTTGGCTTATTGTCCGGAAATGAAAGCGGCGCATGTATTTTTGATAATGATATATGGTATTTAGTATATGATGATGAAGCAACACTCGGACGGCGGCGTGTTGCAATTGCTCATGAAATGGGACATATTTTTTTAGGGCATGAAATGTTTCTTGACCTGCGCAGTACATTTAGTTCCCGCAAGCCGCAGTCTGAAATACAAGCTGATGCTTTTGCTTCTCGTCTGCTTGCCCCTTCATGTATATTATGGTCCTTAGACCTTCACACCGCCGAAGAAATAGCAGAAGTATGCAGTATATCCATAGCCGAAGCAAAGAAGCGGGCCGAAAGAATGGTAATCTTATATGAACGGGACAAGTTTTTGACATCTTCGCTTGAAATTGCTGTTTTTGAGCAGTTTGAAGGATTTATTATTGATAATCGTTGGAAAAGGAAATAGTTAGTTAAAAAATAAACTCCCTTGAGGGAGAGTAATTAAAAGGAGTGTAGGTAAACGAATAAAGGAAGCACGAATAGGCTTAGGACTTACACAAGCGCAATTAGCTGAAATAATCGGAACAACCAAAGGGGCTATAGGTAACTATGAAAACGGAACAATCCACCCCAAAGAGCCTATTTTATTAAAGTTAATTGAAGTTTTAAGGGTAGATGCTAATTTCCTTTTTCAAGATGTCGTTCCGCTTGCTACTGACGAATTAGAAAGGCTGGCGCAACGGTATAACCTTTCTGATGGTGCAAAGGGATTTGTTAAATCATTTGTAGAGCTTGACGAAAAAGAAATGGATGCCGTGTTAAAATTTATGGGTAAATTAGTTCATAGCAATGAAGAAATTTCTACTGAGATTCAGCCACAAACAGATGAATTTGTAGAGGAAATTAAAAAGGCTAGAACGCTATTAAGAAATGAAGCTGTTTTAGATGAACAAGCAAGGCTTGATAAGATCCGCAATAAAAGGGGCAACCTCGGTGGGTAATTTCCTTAGAATATGGCAAGCTGATGTTTCAACTTGGAATTTGGCAAAAACGAAAAAAGCCGCCTTTTGGTGGCGGTAAATGAGGGGTTTATTTATGTACGAATTGAGTATTGCCAATGGTAAAATTTCTTTTTCCTCTGTTATAAGAGAAAGCGTAACAAGAGAGGGCAAAGGCAAAAGCTTGTTACAACTCGTAAATGACTTTGTTGTGTTGGATTTTGAAACAACGGGGCTTGATCCTACATATGACGAAATAATAGAGGTTGGCGCAATGAAGGTTGTGGGCGGCGTGGTTGACGGTGAATTTTCAACCCTCATAAAGCCCGCAAACAAAATCAGCGAATTTATAACGGACTTAACGGGCATTACGAATGAAATGGTTTTAGATGCCCCAAAAATTCAAGAGGTTTTGCCCAATCTGCTAAAATTCATTGGTGATAGCGTTGTGTTAGGGCATAATGCTCACTTTGATGTAAATTTTCTTTATGATAACTGCAAAGAGCATTTAGGCAAGCCGTTTTCCAATGACTTAGTTTGTATAATGCGTATAGCTCGTAACGCTTTCAAGGATATACAGTTTTTCAAGCTCTCAAAGTTAGCAAAATATTTTAATGTAAACTACGATAAGGCACATAGGGCTATGGCCGATTGCAAAACCGTTCTTAGCATTTATAACGCAATACAGGAATATTTTTCACAAAGCAATATTGATTTTGAAGCCCTTATTAAATCTAATAAACGTGGATTGGTAGCAAAAGATATATTAACTGATAAAGCCGATTTTGACGAAAGTCATCCGCTTTTCGGGCGTGTCTGCGTTTTTACTGGAACACTTGAAAAAATGTTACGAAAAGACGCTATGCAAATTATAGTCGATCTAGGCGGCAAATGTGACGATAATGTAACCAAGAAAACGAATTACCTTATTCTAGGCGTAATTGATTATAACAAGGTTGTAAGCGATAAAAGCAATAAGCAAATTAAAGCGGAACAACTTCAGCTTGCAGGGCTTGATATTCAAGTGATTTCTGAAAATGTCTTTTATGAAATGATTGTAATTGAGGGGTGATCCGCATGGATAATAAGCATGATTTTCTTGATTTCACACAACACCACAAGCTCACAGAACTAGAATGTGAGTTAGTAACATTCTTTAGGGCTTTTACAAAACCTCAAAAGCGTGAAATAATGCAAATGCTTTTCTCAATGGCTATGAATGATGAAAGATTAGCAAAACTAGCCGAAAAGCGAAAAGGTGATCTAAAATGAAAAATGCCGTAATTTATGCCCGCTATTCCAGCAGCACACAAACAGAGCAAAGCATAGAAGGACAATTAAGGGATTGTTATAATTATGCGGAACGTGAGGGTTATAGCGTAGTAGGGGAATACATAGATCGTGCGTTGACGGGGCGAACTGATGATCGCCCCGATTTTCAACGCATGATTGCAGACGCTAAAAAAATGCAATTCCAGTATGTAATAGTCTATAAACTCGATCGCTTTACCCGTAACCGATATGATAGTGCTATATACAAGCATAAGTTAAAACAATGCGGGGTTAGGGTTATTTCTGCCACAGAAAGCATATCAGATAATCCGGAAGGCGTAATACTTGAAGCGATATTGGAAGCATCTGCGGAATATTATAGCCTTGAATTATCTCAAAAAATCAAGCGTGGATATAGAGAAAGCGCGTTAAAAGGTAATTCTGTAGGTGGTGTTCCTATCGGTTATAAGGTCGAAAATAAAAAGCTGGTCATAGATGAAGAAAAAGCTCCCATAATTAAATGGATCTTTGAGGAATACGCAAAAGGCGTTAACAAAAAGCAAATTATGGAAGAATTGGCGGCAAAGGGCATAAGGTCTAAGGGCGGCAAACCCTATGTTCATTCTGCATTTCAAAGGGCGTTACGCAATGAAAAATACATAGGTATTATGCGCTTGAAAGATATTGTAGTAGAGGACGGATGCCCTTCTATAATTGACAAGGCTACATTTAATAAAGTTCAAGAACTTTTAGATAAAAACCGTAAGTCCGGCGCAACAAAAAAGGCTAAGACTGAATATATACTCTATGGCAAGCTCTTTTGCGGGCATTGCGGCACAAATATGATAGGAGATCACGGCACAAGTAAGGGCGGGCAAAAGCATCATTATTACACTTGTCAAGCCCGCAAAAATAAAAAGGCTTGTAATAAAAAAAGCGAAAAAAAGGACTTTATAGAGTGGTACATAGTAGAGCAAACCCTTGAATACGTGCTTATGCCCGCCCGTATGGAAATAATAGCGGCGGCGGTTGTCGCTGAATACGACAAAGAATTTAACAGCACCCGTATAACCGATATGGATAAGCGGCTTTCAAAGGTGGAACGGGATATTACAAAGCTCTTTGATATGATGCTTGAAACAAATTCAAAGTCTATTATGCAAAACTGCGAAAGAAAAATAGAGGAATTAGAGTTACAAAAGACTGATTTAGAAATTGACATGGCCAAATTAAGGGTTGCAAGCGGCATAAGATACACCAAAGAAGATATAATATCTTGGTTAAAGGTCTTTTGTAAGGGCGATCTTTTCGATATGGAATTTAGAAAACGCATTATAGACGTGTTTATTAACTCGGTGTACCTCTATGATGATAAGGTGGTAATTTATTATAATATCAAAGAGGGCAAGCAAATTTCGTATATAGAAATGCAAAATAGCCTTGATGAAAAAATAGAGGGCGATAATGAAAGTATGAAAGTCGCTAATTTAGGCGTTTCGGGGTGTTCGGATATTGAAGTCTTAACTCCACTTAAATAA